AAATCAATTTGCAGAAGCAAAAGACTATATGGAAAAACTTTATAAATCTCAAAAAAATACGGTTACATCCGTTCAAGACCCAGATTTATTACGTTCCCGATTTGCCGCCTTTGACCCGTTCCGCAGAAACGCCGCAATAGCCGCAGCAATGGGCGTGGCAGCACCTGACTTGTTAGCCAAGGAAAAGAAAAAATGAGCGAAGAACAGAGCACAGGCTTGCAGAAGCTGATGCACAACGTTGCAGCCTACGATAACGACTTCAAGAAGTGGGAAGCTCGCGCTCAGAAGATCATCAAGCGTTATAGGGATGACAACCGTAGTCAGAACACGAACGAGACTGCAAAGTTCAACATCCTTTGGTCGAATGTTCAGACGCTGATTCCTGCTGTCTACGCTCGTCTGCCCAAGGCTGATGTGTCGCGTCGTTTCGGTGATAACGACCAAGTGGGACGGGTTGCCTCGCTGCTGATAGAGCGTGCGCTCGACTTTGAGATTGAGCATTACCCTGACTTTCGGGCAACGATGAAGCACGCAGTTGAGGATCGCTTCCTTGGCGGGCGTGGAACTGCTTGGGTGCGTTATGAGCCGCACGTCAACGCTGTTGATATGCCTGAAGATGGGCTAGAAGTAACCGAAGACATTGACGAACCCGAACCCGGCGCACACGATGATGCTCTTGCAGGTGAAGAGCCAATGGAGGAGATTGAGTACGAATGTGCCCCCATTGACTATGTGCATTGGAAAGACTTTGGCCACTCAGTAGCTCGCACATGGGAAGAAGTAACGGCTGTTTGGCGGTGGGTTTACATGACCCGCGAGGCATTGGTTGAGCGTTTCGGCGAGGAAGTGGGCGAAAAGATACCTTTCGATGCAGGCCCGGACACCCTCAAGCAATATGGCCAAAGCACCAAGGAACACACTCGCGCAAAGATTTGTGAATACTGGGACAAGGAAACGGGCAAGGTCTACTGGTTCAGCAAGTCGATGCCCAACATCATTGACGAGCGCGACGACCCGCTAGAGCTAGAAGGATTCTTCCCCTGCCCGCGTCCGCTTTACGCAACGATGACGAGCGACACCCTCGTGCCGGTGGCTGACTTTGTGCTGTATCAGGATCAGGCTAATGAGCTTGATATCCTGTCCGATAGGATAGATGGACTCGTCAAGGCTTTGCGCGTTAGGGGCGTTTATGACGCGTCACAACCCGCATTGCAGCGACTGATGACCGAAGGCGAGAACAACGCCCTACTGCCTGTTGACACCTGGCTGGCGTTTGGCGAAAAAGGTGGCTTGAAGGGTGCGATCGACTTCCTGCCGATCGACATGATTGCTCAGACGCTGATCCAATGCTATCAGGCGCGGACTGAGATCAAAAACCAAATTTATGAGATCACAGGTCTTTCGGACATTATCCGAGGATCGTCTTTTGCGTCCGAGACGGCCACAGCACAGCAGATTAAAGGGCAATATGCCTCGATTCGACTGCGCTCAATGCAGGAAGATGTGGCGCTGTTTGCTACGGGGCTTCTCAGGCTGAAGGCGCAGGTTATTTGCACCAAGTTTCAGCCCGAGACGATTCTGCAATATGCGGCAGCAAATCAATTGCAGCCCGAAGATCAGCAGTTGATCCCCCAGGCGCTTGCGTTGCTGAAAGACAAACCGTTGCGTAACTTCCGCATCGAAGTGGCTGCGGATTCTCTTGTTCAGCTTGACGAGCAACAGATGAAACAAGAGCGCGGCGAGTTCCTGCAAGCATTTGGCTCGTTCCTGCGCGAAGCATTGCCGTTAGGCCAGCAAGCACCGGAAATGATTCCCATGATTGGCGAGCTGCTCAAGTTTGGCGTCGGTGCGTTTAAGGGTGCAAGGCAGATCGAGGGCGCTATTGATCAGTCGATCAACAAACTGGTTAACAAGCCCCCTGTCGAGCCGCAACCTGACCCCGAAATGCTCAAAATGCAAGCAGAACAGCAAATGGCGCAGGGCAAAATGCAGGCAGACGGACAGCTTGAACAGGCCAAGATGCAGGCTCAGATGCAGATTGAGCAAGCTAAGTTGCAAGCACAAATGCAGATGGATCAAGCAAAGTTGCAGCTTGAGCAAGCTAAGACGCAGCGCGAAGTTGAAGTCGAGCAGATGCGGGCGCAGATGGACGCGCAGAAACTGGAGTTTGACCGTCAAAAAGCCGAGATGGAAGAACAATACAACCGGTGGAAAACTGAGCTTGATGCAGCAACAAAAGTTACCGTGGCAAGGATTGGGGCTAATCCTGGCGCAGATATTCCGTTGCTGGAGGCGGCAAATGCTGCTTCAGAACGAATGACAGCGGAACTTGGAAGCAATGTTGTTGCTGCTGTTCAGCAAGTTGCCAATCTGCACGAGGATATGGCTAACAAGACCAATGCGACGATGGATAACATTGCCTCGATGATCCAAACGCTGAATGCGCCTAAACGCATCATTCGTGGGCCGGATGGCAAAGCGATAGGCGTTGAAATTGCCGTATGAACGGGGGTTGGGACACCGGTACATGGGACGAAGCAACGTGGGATTTTGTTCCCACGCTGATTGACCTTGATACCCATGACGGCGACAAACTGAAAGATCGCTTTGCAAGAGAGAAAGCGGTACGGGAGGAGCGTCGTCGGGAAGTTCTTGCGCTATATGAAAGAATTGTTGAGGGCAAGGAAGATATACCCGAAATCGTTGAGCCGCTGCATTACATAACCAAACAACAGATTTTGACAAGCAATCTTAATTTTGATAAATTGATTGCTGATCTTAAGAATGCTGAACAGATATGGCATCAGCACGTTGAAAACGACGACGAGGAAATTCTGTTACTTCTATGAGAAAACGCTGGATTTATGTTGATGGTGAGGCGATAGAAGTTGGCGAGTACCAACCGACTGCTGTGCATCATGTAATGCCGGACATTCAGCCTTATCAGTCAATGATTGACGGTTCGATGATTACGAGCCGCAGCCGCCATAGGGAACACCTGCAAGCGCATGGCTGCATTGAAGTCGGCAACGAGAAGATGGAAACAAAAGTTGCGCCGGTTAAAGATAACCGCAGGGAAGTCTTGAGGCAGCAACTGTCAAATGTTACGCACGCAGAAGCAAACAGGATTTTGAACAAACTGCGCGACGACGCACGATTTACCCGCAACCCCCACAGGGAGAGATAAATGTCCGATCTGAACGCTATTGCACCCGTAGAAGATACCCGCAGAGAAAAGCTGCTGGAACAGTTTGACCAAGTTGAAAGCGCACCCGCAGGCGAGACTGCCCGCGAAGATGTGCCCCGCGACGAGCAAGGGAAGTTTGCGGCGAAAGAACCCGAACAGACAATGATGCAGCAGGCAGAACAGCCTGTTGAAGAACCGGTGTGGAAACGCCCTCCCGCGTCGTGGAAAAAGGATTATCACGACGCATGGCAGACTGCCGACGATAGGCTGAAGGAATACGCCTGGCAGCGCGAAGAACAGATGAAGGCAGGGGTTCAGCCCCTGATGGAAAAAGCGAAGTTTGCTGATCAGTATCAAGAAGTAATGAACCCTTACATGGACACGATCCGTGGATTGGGGATTGATGGGCCAAAAGCCGTAAAAGCGTTGATGGAAGCTGATCATGCTTTGCGTTACAGCGACCCGCAGCAGAAGCAACAACTTTTTCTGCGTCTCGCTCAGCAGTACGGTGTGAATTTTGGTGATGGTAGTCAACTGCAACAACAGGTGACTGTCGATCCAAGCATCTCAGCATTGCAGCAGGAACTCAATCGGGTTCGTGGTGAAGTGATGAGTTGGAAGGAAGAACAAGAGCAGGTGCAGAATCAGTCATTGCTAGGCGAGATCAACAATTTTGCCATGCGTGCTGAGCATTTCGAGGAAGCGCGACCAACAATGATTTCGCTGCTGCAAAGCGGTGTGGCGGCTACATTGGAAGAAGCGTATGAAAAAGCAATACGCCTAGACGACAACCTTTATCAGCAAGTTCAGCAGAGCCGACAAGCCCAAGCTGATAACCAGCAAAAGGTCGTAGCAAATCAAGCTGCGAAGAAAGCTAGAGCGGCAGCGGTTAGTGTCAGAAGTGCCGCACCCGGCGCGACAACGGCTACCAAAGCGCAAGATCGACGATCCATGCTTGCCGAACAATTCGACAACGTAGCGGATCGACTC